TTTTTTGCCCATTTTGGGAGCAGACATCTTGCCGTACATGATCAATCCTTTGTGATAGGCCCACCAGATTTCCAAGCGTCACAAGTGCGGGCCGCTGCACAGGTGAACTGGAACAAGTCGCAGTAGCCAAGATCAGCCGCTGCAACGAATTGCTCGTCGTAAGACAACTCGCCCTCATTCTCGTCTTTTTCCAGACCGCCAACAATGCACTGCATCATCTTGGGCGTTTGAATGAATGCTGCACAATTGCCACAAAGCATCCCCTTGATCGACTCAGTGGGCGCGTTGTACATCTTGGCCTTCTTCAACCAGAAGGCGGTATTAGGCTCATCAGGGTTCGGAGGCCCATATCCATAGTCCTTGAACGCATGATTGCGGTTCTTCAGGTTGATGTGGATATCTTGTGTGGCAATGGGGCACACAACCCCTGACAGCATACCCATGTTAGGTCGCCTTTGGCTGTTTAGGTGGCCGTCCTGGCCGTTTAACCTGCGGAGGCATCATAGGAAGAGGACGAGGCTCTTCTTGCTCAGGCTCGTCAACCAAGACGTAGCCGCCATGACCCTTCATAGACTCAATGTCATGGGGCAAAGTGAACGTGACCGTATTGCCACTTGCCAAACAACGATAGGTAGCCATTGGAACTCCAGAAGTAAAACAGGGGGCTTGTGGCCCCCCGTCTATCACACTGCCCGCGCAATGATCAGCGTGAGCGTGGTTGATGCCAAGTTGACAGAACCGGCGGTAGGGTTGTAGGTAACAATCGTCACAGTGTTGGCAGCAGAGACATAAGCCCGTTTGACCAGACCAGCCTCGCTCACACCGTGCGAGAAACCAATAACGATATCGCCAAGAGCAACACCAGGAACAGCAACAGTATCAGTGTCAGTGGCACCAGCCGAGACGGCACCAGCATCCAGATTACACGCAACCTCCCAGGTATCCGAGAACAAGCCCCGGAATTGATCGTTCCCACGACGGGAAACAACAGCGGTAGCAGCAGCCATTTCAATCTCCTATAGAAAAAGATCCCTCCCCCGAAGGGGAGGGGACAACTGCATTAGGCCGGGACAGCCAGGGCGAAGGCAGCGGAAGCGTCAGCAGCAGTGCTGGTAGCGTTGGTACGCAGCGCCTTGACACCGTAGAGCGTATCTGCGGTGAACAGGGTGCCCAGGTACTCTTGCTTGTACTGGGTCTGCGAACGGATACCAAGCTGCTCCACCAGAACCATCGCATCGCGGTGGCCCATCAGGCAGATACGGTCAGTACCGCTGCTGCCAGCACCGGTATCGGCGTTGGAGGTCGCGAACACTGCCATACCATACAACTGGCCGATCTCACCGTTGCGGATAGCATCGCCGTTGCCAACGAATGCCTGCTCGGTGTAACGGGCCAGACCCATCAGGGTGTTGCGGCTCGAAGGCGGGATCAGGAAGAAACGGCCGTCCATAGGAACGTCGTTGTCATCCAGACGCTGAATGGTGCGACGGATAGCCGCATCAGTCAGAGCAGCAGCGTTGGACGAGGTGCTGTTGTAAGCAGTCGTGCCATCGGAGCCGATGAACGCCTTGGTCGAGGTGTTGCTGGTGGCGTAGTCGTTCGTGCCAACGGTAGCACCGTTGAACGCACGGCCAAGCTGAACCAGATCAGTGTCGATGCGGCGAGCCAGGGCGTAACCAGCGTCTTCCGTGTAGAAAGAACGCAGGCTGGTCAGGGCTTGCACCTCAACAATGTCCTCGATCAGGCGGCTGTACTCAAAGTGCTTGTTGATCAGCACCTGAATGTTGGTGTTGCTCTCTGCGATCAGAGTAACAGCATCGGTAGCCACTTTGGCCGAAGCACTGCCACGAGCGGGCGAAGGGATGTTGATGGTGTCACCCTTCTTGCCTTTGAAAGACATACGCTTGACCACGTTGGCCAAGACAAGGTTCTTTTTAAAGGCAGCAACAATTTCATCACTCCAAATTTCGGGGATGAAGTTCGCTGCGGAGGTGGTGGTTACGGAATTTTGGGGGGAAAAAGCAGTATTAGCCATGTTAAATCTCCAAAAAAAAGATGGTTACTTGACCCGTCCATCTGCGTATGCTTGCATGATCTCGTCACTCAAGGATTCGTAGCGGGCCGGATCGGTCATTTTCAGCCGAATGAGGTCTGCCCTGCGGTAAACCCTCTTGGAACTCTCTCCAGAACCACCCACATCGACTTGCGCTGCTTTCATGCTCTTGGCTCGACTGGCATCACTTGCCTGTCCAGCCCTTTGAGCCTTGACGCCACGCAACTCTTTGAAGGTAGACAACAGTTCATTGGCAGAGTCATAGTCAAACTCAGCATCTGCCTTCGCATACAGCCCCAAACGCACGGATGAAGACTTCACCCAGTTCTGGAACTCCGCATCCCCAACGATGTTGGTGTAGTCAGGATGCTCTTGCGTCAGCTTCTGCTGAATCTGCATCCTCTTGAACTCCATGCTGGCCTGACGGGCAGCAAGAACGTCCGGATGCTTGTCTATGGTCGCTTGAACCGCCTTCTGAGGGTTCTCAAAAAAGTCTACTTCTGGCTCTTCCTCTCTGATTTGCTGTTTCGAACCAATATTCTGTTTGATAAGCTCGTCAGCCAGTTTCCGGACTTCGCCCACTTCTTGGGCTTGCTTGCCAATCAGCCTCTCAGCCTCCTGGTGCATCCGCACTACATCTTCCAAACTCTTATCCCGATACTTGTCGGGGAGTTGAGACTTAGATTCCTGTACTTCAAGTTCGCTCGGCAAATCCGATTCTTGGTCTATCAGCATGATGTTTCCTGCCAAAAAGGTTGTAGGAGATTCAACTCGGCTACCGTAGGCTTATGAGTTGGCTTTACGTTCCGCGTTCAACTTTTCAACGTGTCTATGCTCAAACCGCCCGTGTGCAGACGGAAAGCTCCCAGACCACCCCTCCAAGTTAAACTTCGGAGCGCTTATGACGCGGCTGGCTGTACCGCCGCATCCACACTGAACAGTAGCCGTCTCATAACCGACCAACTTCTCAGTGCGCTGCCCGCAAACGCAGACAAATTCATACATTCGTTTCATCGTTCAGATCCTCATATGCGTCTTCGCTGACCTTCTTTAAGGTTTTCAGCCATGTAAGGATAGAAAGCTCACCTTTTCTGAATTGTAAATGTTTCTCATCATCAATCGAGGAAATATTATTCAGGCTGCTTAACATGTTGTCAACGTCCTCCATGAGGTCATGCCACCCTTGGCTGGCAAACATGTCAAACCGGCTCTCATAGTACTTTTGCAGTTCAGGCGACATAAAAACCCCAATACATCATCGCAGCGCCAAGTAGTCCTGTTCCTACACTGCCCCAGAACAGAGGCATAGCAACGGCCAAAATGGCTGCTGTAGATAGGACAATGCCAATCTGGAGAGCCGCTCCAGCATAGGTATAGAACGGGCTACGCTCTTTTGCACGATCACGCTCCGTCTCTAGATTCTTGGCCTTGGTCATGATATCTTCCATGTCCTGGCGCATTCTTGCAGAGTCTTGCTCACGTCCTGCCATCTCGTAGACCACAGACCGGACATTCTTGGCCTGATACCAAGCCCACATGTTGTTGGCAGCGATGGTGTTGGTCAGAACCTTGCTGGAGTTGCTGTTGCCGATCATGGTGTTGATGGCCAGCAAAGCGGCAAAGATCGTGACCGTGATCGCGGCACGTTTCTTGATGATGATCTCAAGCTCTGATCTAGTCATTACCAGTTGAACCCAGTTACCACAGCCCAGATGGTCACTGCGATTGCAGCACCACCAACAGCAAGGCCAACCAACATGATGATGACCTCTTCAATCTCTTCCTCACGCCTCTTAGCCGCTTCCTTTTTACGCCGCGCATCGTGAGCCGCGTCGATCTCCATCTGTTTGGCACGGGCTGTGATCCTCTGCCAGACATCCATCTTGTTCGACTGGAAGAACAGCATCTTGACCTGCTCTTCAAATTCTCTAGCAGACTCCAGCGCCATTTCTAGCTCAAGTGCCTGGCCTAGTGCAGATCCCTTGAAGCCGCCAGACTTGGCCTGCTTGACAACCTCGATGGCTTGCTCTTTGGCATCGAAGTACTTGCCCAATACCGGCCCAAGCGATGCCACATCGTCAACGGTCTTAGAAACCTTTTTGACGAGTTGGACTGCCGATGAGATGGCAGCAAGAGCGGTAATTGGATCAACCACGTTAGCCTCCCTTGAAGTGCCCCGCTACCCAAGTGATGACACCTCCAGCCATGCTGGCAATCGTCATCCCCATCCAGAAGCCACCTTTCCCCTTGTTTGCCAGTGCCAGGAGCTCCTCAATCTGGCGTTCCATCTTGTCGAGCTTCTTGTCCATGACCTCGAAACGGCGCTCGTAGTCTTGGACACGTTGCCACATCGCACCGTAGCGAACCGGATCAATTTCGCTCGACTCCATTTCAGACACTCCACGGGATTCCGGTCTCGGTGACAGGGTGCTTTTGCATCTCAATCTGATCTGCCAAAGCCTGCTCAGTGGCATCTTTATCTACAGACACCCAAACCCAGTCCAACACATCTTGCTCAGTCAGGTCTTCGTAGGGAATG